GGTAAGTTTATGTTATCATTCAATGATGACCCTGCTACTAAACCTACTATCGATGTAATACAAATAGATAACCTACATGAGAAGTTTAGTTATGTAGCAGAATACGCACAAGATAGAATCCTTGTATCACATAGAGTAACATCACCTTTGTTATTTGGTATCCGTACACAAAACAATGGATTCTCTTCTCAATCAGAAGAAATGAAAACTGCGTTTAGTATCTTACAAACAATGACAATTGCACCATTCCAAAATGTAATTCTAAATACATTGGATTACGCATTGACTTGTGGTGGATATGATAATGCAGAATTATACTTTGAACAATTAACTCCATTAGCAATTCTTTCACAGCAAGCAGATGAAACAGGTCAGACTGTTGAAGAAGTTTCTGATGAAACTAACGACCAAATGGAAAACCCTGCAACTACTGAAGATTCAGCAGATGCAGACCCGCAAGATATAGCACCCGATGAACCAATTGAAAGATTTGAATATGGTTTAAGTGGAGCATTTTTTAAAAAAGAATATACAACTGAAAAATTATAAGATATGGCAACCGCATTATTTATTACAAGAAACGATATAATTAAGAACACCCCATTACAGGGTGCTATTGATGCAGATGCGCTTCTACCATTTATGTATACCGCACAGGTAAAGTATTTGAAGAATCTTTTGGGAACTGTATTATACGATTATTTAAGTGCACAAATCGAAACACAAACTCCATTTACAGGAGCATATTTAGATTTAATGGTAGAACACGTTAAGCCAACCTTAATTTGGTACGCTTGTGTGGAATATATTCCTTTCAGTTCTATTCAGTTCAAATCTAATGGCGCTGTGAAGCAACAGAGTGAGCAAGGCGTCGCTCCAAGCAAATCGGAGATAGATTACCTTCTAGCGAAGGCGCAAGCAAATGCTGACTACTATGCGTTGAGATTACAAAACTATTTGATTTCATACTCAAACTCAATTCCACAATATTTGCAATCAGTAGGAAACCAAACACAAATATATCCAGACCAAACGAATCAATACTTTGGTGGTATTCAATTATAAACTATGAGTAATTACTTACGATATAATCAGAAAGTAAACTATACATTATATTATAATGCTTTAGAATACTTTGAAACAATAATGACTAATCATCCTTCTATTGCCAAAGTAACAACAGGCGATATGATGGAAGTAGATGATAGAGAGTTTTCTATGTACCCATTGGGTAATGTAAATATATTAAGTAGTACTGTATCAAATTCTACTACTAAACATGAGATACAATTAATAGTTGCTGACAAGATTAAGAATAAAGATAACGAATCCAATCCTATCACAAATGAACAAACAATTCCATTTTATGGGGTTGATGATACAATTGATATTCTTGCTAACTCTTTGGCGATTATCAATGACCTTACTTCTTTTACACAATATTCAGTAGCATCATTTGATATAGATGGTGATATAGTTTGTGAACCATTTATGGATAGGTTTAATAATGGATTAGCAGGACATGCAGCTACATTTTCATTGATAACTCATAATGATAGACCTCGTTGTTTATTTAATTTGTTACCATCTGGCTCATTCTCTAATCCTACCTGTTAATGGCTATATCTAAAGTACAATTACCAATAAAAAATGTTGCAAAGCAGATACGAAATGTAGCATCTGCATTAGCACCACGCAAAACGGGCAATCTTCGTAATGTATTACGTTCATATAATACGCCCGATAGAATGGTTAAATTTGATAATAAAGGTGGAGCAAATATTACGTTTTACTTTGCGCCTCCTGGCGCTACTTATGGTAAATACTGGAATAAACCATACGGAAGTGGTAGAGGTACAACTGCTACAATTAAAAAGAGATATCCACAACACTTTGATTATGCTGAAAAAGCATATTCAGACCCGAGTGTTAAAAAATTAATTAAAGATTACACAAAAGCATTAGGTAAACAAATAGCAACTGAATTAAGAGAAGCAGTAAGAAGTAAATAACCATCACTTACAAATTCATTTTAGATGGTTAAATAAATAAAGAATACAAAGAAATGGCTTTAAGTATAGTTCAAACTCCCGCAACTGCATCATTGGCACAATCGCCAATAATCTTTTCTATAAATGAAAGTACAACTGCTACCGTCCTACAAGATGGATTTCAATATTTGTGCGATTTGTACTATTGGCAAGGAGCTTTAAATAATTCAGGCTCTACTGGCGATTACACTTTAGCCAAATATCCAAACACTTCATTGAATGGCATTTTTGATTTAAATAGAATAATCAATTCTACCTTAACTGATTTAGCACAAGCTAATCAATCAAATGTAGTTTATTTCGCAGGTGATTTTTATTGGCAATACCTTTCAGGTAGCACATATGTGACTGGTTCGCATTTAAAATCACAAACTTATAAAGCATTAGATGGATACGGAATATTCCAAGAAGCAATTGGACAACCCATCTATAATAAAACTCCACATTGGCCCCTAATGACTGATGGACCGGCAACACAATCTGCATTCATTACGAATGAAGGTGTAGCTAGTGTTTATGTAGGTACAACGGGAGGAGGAACACAACCTACCAAAGTCCTATATACATCTAATTTAGGAACTGCTGACTATAGTGTAAGTGGTAATACTACTACATCAGGTCAAATAGCACAATATCCAATAGGACCGGCTCAAAGTGGTTTTCCACTTTCAACGGCTGGGATGACTTATTTTAAAACACAAGCATACAATGGTGGAACTCCAATTGGTTCTCCTATTACTTACAACATAGTTTGTACTCAAAAGTATCCAAACATTCGTATCAAATGGAAAAATAGATACGGACAATTTGATTGGTTCAATTTCAATATGGTAAATAGACAAGGATTTAATACCACAAGAAAAACCTATCAACCTCAATTGGGTACATGGCAGGCAGCTACTCTATCGTATAATAATTATGATAGTTCAACGTTGAATTACATTTCAGACTCATCACAAACTCTTTCAGTACAAACCGATTGGGTTAGTGAAGATTACAACGATATATTTAAAGAACTATTAGTAACAGATGAAGCATATTGGATATACGATGAAAATAATGGCGATTTAAGACCTATTACTATATCAACTGATTCAATTACATTTAAAACAGGTGTGAACGATAAGGTAATACAATACGGATTTGATTTCAATTGGGGACAAGATTATAAATTAATTATATAATGGGAGTTACGAGTACACAAGGATTTAGTTTTAAATTAGTAGCAAACGGAACTGAATTAGACTTATTTACAGATGAAGATATATTAGTATCTGATAATGTAACGGGTCTATTTGATATCGGTGTGTTACCATCTGACTTTACTCGTCAAATTACAGTGCCTGGTACAAAATTAAACAATGCTTTCTTTGAGCATGTTTATGATATATCAGTTATTAACCCATACCTTTTTGCAACGAATGTTAAAGTTCCTTGCTATTTGGATTTCGATGGTATCTATTTATCTAATGGATACTTACAATTAAACAAAGTAAATGTTCTTGCTAATAAATTCATTGAGAGTTATGAGATAACTATTTATGGTGGATTATCATCATTTGCAAGAGATATTAATAGGAATTTCTTAACCGACTTATCTACACTTTCTAAATACAATCACACTGCATCTTATAATGCTATTTCACAAAGTTGGAATGGTAACCTTTTTAATGGTGATATAGTTTATCCCCTTGCAGATTATGGTAGTGGATATCAATTTACGCAAGGTCAGTACCAAACATTTGGAATGAATACCACTAATGGTGCTCTAACTGTACAAAACTTTAAACCTGCTATACGAGCAAAAGCTGTATTAGATGCAATATTTGAAGAAGCAGGATATACATACACATCATCATTCATAGGTTCAGGCGTATTGGATGATGTATATATGAATTGCAATTATGCACTTAAATATCCTGAATTTGCAGGCGTTGAATTAGAAGAATATGGTAAAATAAAAGTAGGTGCTATTTCAGGTAGTACTGATGTTAATTTACCTTCAGGCTCATTTGTTACCTTACCTTTTTATAATGAGTTTTCTGATGTACAAAACTTTTATCAGAATGGTGCATATAGAGTAGAGAAAGAAACTAACTTACGTGGTATTTTAAACTTAAATATAAATGTAAGTTGTTCAGTAAATAATATGCCTGGCACATTTAGTGCAAATGGTACGTGGCAAATACGAATGATTGAAACAGGTAGTTCTACTCCATATTCATTAAGAGCTTTACAATCTTATATTATATTCTTTGACCAACTACAACAAAGTAGAACGGGTGGTATAAACACAACATACGAATTACAAACAGAATTTGTATTAGATACTATTCCTGCTGGCAATTATTACTTTCAAATCCGTCAAAGTCCTAATTTCGCATCACCGACTGTATTACCAACTGTAACATTAGACCCAGATGAAACTACTAAATCGTATATACAAATTACGGAAGTAAATCAAGCAGCTGATGGTAGGGTTATGGATATACCTGCTAATATGCCCTTTGGTACAAATGGAATTAAGCAGATTGATTTTATATTAGGATTACAAAAGAAATTCAACTTAATTATTTATCCAAATAAGATAAGAACAAATGAATTTATAATCGAAACATTTAACGATTGGTATAAGAGAGGTGAGGTAAAAGATTTCAATAGATACATAAATTTAGATAAAACAATATCAGTAACTCCTGCAAACAATCTTGCAGTAAATAAACTTAACTTTGGAGATACATTGGATGGTGATTATATTTCACAACAATTCTCAAAAGAAGCAAATAGAGAATATGGTAAATCATATTATGTAGATACAACAAACTTCTTTTCACAAGGAGAATTTAATGTTAAAACAACATTTGCATCTGACCCATTATTAAGAATACCAGGTACAGGTTTATCGGGTAGTGTATCCGGTTTAGACCCATCACAAACACAATTTTCAATTGGAACATATAAAGTAAGTCAGGAAAGCTCTGCAGCATTGGTTTGTGATGATTTTAGTACCGTTGCTTATTATCAATTATATACTAGCACAGGAACATTGCAAAGCGGTTTAATTGCATATACTGACCCTTATGGAAATACTCCAGTTACAGGGTTTAATTATATGGTACAAGGAACGGGTGGTGGTGGATACGAAGTATATTCATTAAATTCAATAACAGGAGAAATTGGATATGGAACTGGATACTTTTGTTAAAAATAATATAATATGTCACAAATAATACCAATTAAAATACCCACTTATATATCAGATGCAACTTATGCACCTGCTAGGGTATTACCACGTTTATTATATTATAATGGTTTGGTTCAGTGTGAAACTTATTATATAGAAAGTGGTTCGTTAACAAAATCAGGTGTTACTAAAGAACAAAACGCATTTCCTTATTTTGATAATTATAATGTAGTAACAGGTAGTTTTCCAACAGTAAATTCTAAATCACTTCTTTTTAATAATGAAGGAGCAGCATATGGTGAAGTTCCAACTGATTCATTATATACTGATTATTGGCAAACATATATAGATTTATTATATAATCCAACCACAAGATTATTAGCTTGTGAAGCCATTATTCCATTGGCTGATTATTTTAAAATGGAATTAAATGATATAGTAGAGTTCAGAGGAAACTACTATCATCTTCGTGCAATCAATGATTATAATTTAACAAATGGTGAATGTAGTTTACAATTATTAGGTCCAATATTAGCAGATGCATTACAATTAACAAATCCTGGTTGTAATTTTGGATTTACATTGGTACAAACAAATACTCCACCAACTACAACAACTACAACATCAGGCCCTACGACAACAACAACCGCAGGTCCTACGACTACTACGACAACAACTACGGCAGCACCTACTACAACTACAACAACTGCAGCAGGTACAACTACTACAACAACGGCAGCACCTACTACAACTACAACAACGGCAGGAACTACGACTACGACAACCGCAGCAGCAATGGTTAAATTTACTGCAGCTAATTGTCAAGATATTTACGATAATAATACTTACCAAGCAGTATCTTCATCAGCATATGCAACCGGTAGTGTGTTTATAGATTCATATGGTACTTGTTACTATATCTTAAACTTTACAGGTGAAGTGCCTGTTGGAACTCTAACTTACTTAGCGACAGGAAGTTGTGGAACTGTACCTTGTATAACTACAACTACAACCGCAGCACCATTCTGTAATACTTGGTTAGTAAGTAACGCTACTGGTGCTGGATATTATTATAAAGTAAAATATTGTGGTAATAATTTCTACAATTATCCTGAAGTATTAGCATTCTCTTCTCAATCAGTTTGTGTTCAGAATGATGAAATATATAACTCATTCGGAGCACCAATGACATTTACTAATTTAAGTGCATCGTGCCAAACTACGACTACGACTACTTTAGCACCTGGATGTTCTACATTTGTAATTACTAATAACGGAGACTTCTTCTCTTATAGTGGTGAATACGTTTATTGTGGAGCTAGTGTAAGTTCTTCTTATTCAGTTGGTACAAACTCAACTATAACATTATGTGTACAAGATGGTAAAATAGATTTACCTTCTGGAAATAACTATGTAATTAATATTTCAGGAAGTTGTAATTCAACGACAACTACAACAACAACATTAGCACCAGGATGTTACTTAGCAACTATTATAAACAATAATACTGGCACTACATTCATTGGTGATTATGTATATTGTGGAGCATTTGCTTCTCAATCATTTAGTGTAGCAAGTGGTACTTCTGCTTCGTTCTGTACGCAGGACCAAAAGATAGATTTACCATCAGGACCTAACTATACTTCTTCGTTCTCAGCAGTAGGAGGTTGTGCAGCTACAACAACTACAACAACTACTTTGGCACCAGGATGTTACTTAGCAACTATTGTAAATAATAACATAGGAACAACTTTTGTTGGAGAGTATGTATATTGTGGAACTTCGGTATCACAATCATTTAGTGTAGCATCAGGTACGAGTGCAAGTTTCTGTACGCAAGATAAGAAAATTGATTTACCAGCTTCTGCATCTTATTATACTTCATCATTTGGACCAGTAGGAAGTTGTGCAGCAACAACGACAACTACTACTACATTAGCACCAGGATGTTACTTAGCAACAATTATAAACAACAATACAGGAACTACATTCATTGGAGATTATGTATATTGTGGAAATAACTTTAGTTCTTCTTACTCAGTTGCAAGTGGAACTACTGGAAGTTTCTGTACACAAGATAAGAAAATTGATTTACCATCAGGACCTAATTACACTTCTTCATTCTCTGCAGTTGGTGGATGTACTACGAGTACAACTACTACAACGACTTTACCACCTGCATTTACTAATATTTACACTGCAGATGCATGGTTTGATAACGCAGGATTTAGTATTACAGTTGAATACACAGGTTCGAATGGATTATTCACATCATCAGTAATATAAGATTATGGCATTAACACAATTATTAGGAGGGCCCGATTGGGATGTAACATCAAATCCAGATTATGCATTATATGCTGACTTTCATTATTTTTTTAATAGTGGAAGTGTTATTAGAAGTAATCCATGGAATAGTCCTCAAGCACCTGTTGCAAAAGTATTGAATGTAAAAAATATAACTCCAGATGATGTTGCATTAAATTATGTTGATGTATCAGGTAGTATAATTGCAACTACATTAACATCAGGAAGTACAAGTCAAATTACAGCACAAACTCTTCCATTAGGATTAGATAATAGTGCATGGTTAAGTGCATCTTTTGTTTCTAACTTTACAGGAAGTGTAACTGCAAGACCCACTGGAAGTAGATGGTTTGAAATGGATGCAATTAGAACTATTAGTCAACAAACATACATGTATACTATTGCAGATGGTAGTAGTACAATAACAAGAACAACTTTATCTTTTCCAGTTTCAGGTAGTTCATTAAGATATGTGTGTAGCAGAACTATTCCTTATTTAGACCAACCATTTTGGTTGATTAGAGATTTATATGATTGTACAGGTGGTAATACAACTACAACAACTACGACTACAACAACGACAAGTACTACAACAACAACTACGACTACTGCAGCACCGACTACTACGACAACCGCTGGACCAACTACTACAACTACTACTACTTTAGCATCGCAAAAGTATTATGTTGAAAGTTGTGCAGGACCGGGTGATATAGTTGGTGTAATTGAAATTACAAACGCACCTTTATTAACTTCTAAAATAATTAG